CTACTGTGGTTTAACTGGCCAATCAATATTAGGGGCGTCATTAACATCTATCCTATTGAGGGCTACGCGATACTTTTTCCATAGAATATATGCAGCTTGTTCATCTTCTGTAGCAATCTCAGCATCAATGGCATCTTGTAAAAATGATAACTGGTTTGTTGCATCATTCATTAATCGTGTTTTTTCAGTGTTCGCTATATCTACTAAATATTGATGTTTTTTCTCAATATCAAGTATCCACTTTTCACCATCCCATGAATCAAATTGAGTATTTGGAGGTAATAGCGTGTAATTATCTGGAATATCACCAATCGTATTTACAATTGATTCTGTAGCAGTTTCCATTGAATAGATTAAATGTCCTCTGTAGTCATTTGGATACGTCCATCCATCAGCATTCCTCACAATAGCATGTTTATCGTCTACATTTTGAGGTTCATCTAAGAAAGAATATGCTGGTAAGCTAACTCCTGTTGGTAGATACTCATAGCATGCATACTGGTATTCACCGGTATTAGGGTCAACATTATAAATAAGTACCCATCCAGCATCAATTGTGATGCCTTCATTATTGAACGACGGTTGTTGAGGTTGTAATTGATATTTCATAAGTAAATCTCCTTTTATTCAGCTTTAACAATGTATAAGAATGCAATATTACGAGGGCGGTTTTCTGAACCAACAAGTCCTGTTTTATTTAAGTTTAACCATTCAATTTTGCCTACCCCACCATTTATACTGCCATTTGTACCATCATTAGTATAAAAAAGAGGATTATCATAATCGCTTTGAGCCGATCCAAATGCTATACCTGCTACACCTGTAGACCCAAATGGAGCGCAACGATAACGGTTTGAAGATGAATTAGGACCAGTTAAGTTTTCGCCCCACCCTCCAACATGCTTATGTGCAATAACTTGTTGTTCTTGGTTACTTAAGATAGTTCTACCAGAATCAATTCCTCTCCCATCATCTAAACCGCGAATAAATTCACCTCGCAAATCAGGTAATTTACCACTGGGATAGGCAAGAGCTAATTTAGGATATTTTGTTTTATCAAATGTAGCACCATTACATTTTATCCATCCTGATGGAGGTGTTAATGTTGGCCATGGCTGAGGAATACCAATTGGGTATGATTCAACATGTAAGTTAATGTTTGCAGTTGTAATTACCTCTGTCCAGTTAAGTACATAATTACCAGAGTTTAAGTAACATTCTCCGATCCATTTTCTAGCATTACCAACTACATTTTCTATAACCTCATAGTGAGCAACTAGACCATCACATCTAACTGTGACGCTTAGCCTTGAGTTTCCAGAGCCTTCTGGAGCATTTAGTGTTGCTAAATTAGGAACTTTAGCACCATAAGCTATATATGTACCACTATTATTACTTAATGATTTAAAATCTGGTAAAACCTTAGGTGATGTTGAGATAAATTCTCGCCATATCCATTTTCCATTTGTAAAAACACCATACTTAGGTGCTTCACTACTATCATAAGATATAGATATACCCGTTTGAAGACTGGTATTACGTCTATGAATAATTAAATTGCTAAGAGCATGTGGAACATTTCCTGTCGTGGTGCTACCTATAATATAAAAACCAGTTGCAAAATATCGAGATATGTCACCTGTAATCAATCCAGATGTTGAACTGGAGCCTACCCCATAGTCACCTACTTTTAGTGCGTTATTAGCAAGGTCATAAGCTGTCTTAACAGCTTTAGAGGTTGCAGCTTGATTCTCTTCTACGCTATTAACAGCTGAACTTAATTGCACAATGCCCTTATTACTTGTTGTGGCATCTTTGATTAATAAATCCCACTCATTAAGACTTTGCATTGGAGATTGATTTATGTTTTGAGTTTTTGCTTTATATAGACTGCCTTCAACTTTAATTATCGCACCTGCAGGGTAAAGTGCATCTTTGTTCCACTCAGGAACTCCTTGCTGCAAAAGATACAACATATTTTTATCAACCCGATTAAATGCGCCATTCATCCATTCCATTGGTGGTTTTGATTGCGTCTGGTCGATGGTAATGCCCCATCCTCTCAAAATATTAGGGAAGCTATCTAGCTCCCCTGTTTTAGCATCATCTGCGAATATTAAATAATCTGGTTTACTCTGAATTTTCATTTATTTATTCCTATTTGTTGTAATCTAACAAATTCACCCTGGCCAAAGCCATACGATGAATAATCACTAAAAAAGCCAAATGGGGCATCACTAACTAAAATTAAAAACTGATATAGAACGCCAATCGGACGAACTAAAATATCTAAGTTTTTGACTGCAAATAATTTTATCTCATTAAGAGATTGTTTATTTATAATGATATTCATGGTCATATCCATTTTATCTATGATGTCACTATTATCATCAGTGAGGTACCTTATACTATCGATGATGTTTTCCAATGAACCACTTTGGTAATTTTTCATTATTTTTGCTTTGATAAAAAATCGATAATCATCATCATTTAAACGAATTGACGCATTGAGTGAATCGCCATTACGATAGAATTTACCAATACTAAAACCTAACGATGCTTTGTTTCCAATAAAACCAAAATATTCTTTTGCTTCGACCTGGCTTAACACTCGCCTAATACCAACATGTCGGCCGATTAAATCCAATGCATAACCTTTTGCTTTATCAATATCTAGAATATTTGCAATATTTAATACATTTTCGAAGGTTTCATTTGTTGAAGTATAAAGTGAATTTATTGTTCCAAGCGCTTTCGGCTTATTATGATATTGCCATATTAGATAATTTCTATTCATTAATAAGCACCTCAACATGGGTTATTGATGCGTATTCATTCGCTGCAACCTCAGTAAGGCTTGCATTATTAACAACTAAAGATTTAATATAAAAACCATCAGTTAAGTTAATACTTGAGATTAGACGTGATGCATAAACATTTTCACCAATATTAAAATCAATAGATGTTAGGTTTTTTTTGATAGATTCAATATCGATATCACTAAAGGTTTGATAACGTCCTAATGTCATCGATATAAAAATATTTTTACAAATTGGCCTATCAAAATAAATTTTTCTATTAGAGTTTCTTAATATAACTGATTGTTCCACACTACCAAATAAGCCACACCCACCAATTTTCTTTTTAGCAATGACGGTTGCAATTTCTGTATCGTCACCACCTAGAATCACAACATTTAACGAATGAGCTGGAATTCCTTTTTCATCAGTTTTATTTGTGTAATTTTCATACACTTCACATTTAGTGACTCCAGTAATACTAAATAAAGCGGCTTTGATCCCTTGTTTGTCATCATAATTATTTATAGAATGTGAAAGCATAAAGCGCTTTAAAAGTTTTTCGTCAGTTTCTTCATCCTTACCGCCATAACTGTCAGTATTTGCTATAACTTTTTCAATACCAATAATAACCATAGACATTGATAATTGATCATTTTTATATACTGTAAAATTACCTAGCTCATACGATCTTAATTTTACCCTTACACTACCTAAATCATTTAGGATAACCTGCTGAGTAATAATCCATTTATTTTTATTAGGATCAATAAAAATACTATTCATCGGTATATTTGTTTTTGGGAACCCCGTAATAATAACTTCATCAATATATGAATATGAAGCCGTTATTCGTGAGATTCCGGCATATAAAGCCCTTTGTTCAAGCCATTGTCCAGTAGCCTGATAAGGATCTAACATCTGGACAATAAATGAGACACCTTGATGAATGGTTTCTATTTCTTTAGCAAATAAAGCAAGCATTTGCCCATCGGGTGTATCACTTTCTAGATTAATATTATTACCATAAATCTTTTTAAACGAGGCAATTAAACGCTCATAAACAGTATTATAGCTATCTACTGTGATTCCTTTATCAGTTACTGTTAACATTAAATTCAACCTCATTAGTTTTATTATACTTATCAGAATATGTAATTTGGATTAGGAATGTTCTCGTTACACTATTAAGTAACACATCAAAGCTAAGGATTTCAGTTACACCATCAATACTTGCTATAGCTAACTTTAACTCTCTTTCAAGCTGTATTACATTAATATGGTTTTCAAAGTAATCAAACCAAGCTATTCCTTCATTAAGATTTAAAAACCAATTTCCTTTTAACGATAATAGCTTTGTTTTAATACATTGTTTAATAGCATCTGACCCTGTTAAATAATTTGCTTTACCTTGACCAAAGGTCCAATCATGTTGCTGGTCTAATCCTCTTACTATCATTTTTGGGGTTTCTCCGTTATCGTTCCAGTTTCAACATGTCTATGATTCTCCAAGTCGATACCGCCACTAATAATTTTTTCTGCCGATATTATTCCCATTGCTTTCGCTTCACCACCTTGTTGAGTCCACTGACCTATTTGGTTGTAACTTCCAACTAAAGATAAATTACCTACCTGTTGACTGTTTCCTACATGTTCAATATCACCCTTTATGTAAATCTTATTTTTAGCTAATCGAATGTAGGTTAATCCATCATTTGTTTGCATTGATATACCATCGTGATAAAAATCAGAAATACGGTTTGGCTGGCTATTTACACCCGGGATAAAAATGCCATCGCTTAAATCATGCATTCTGTTATCTAAAGGTGGGGATTTTGTACCTGACTCATACCAACCATCTATACATCTACTCGCAAAAATGACCAACCCTTCATCACCCGCATTAATTGGCACAGTAAAACAGAACCCTCCTGCATGAGGAAATTGAACGATCACATCGACTAACGGTGGAAATTCAATTTGTTGACCATTTGTTAGAATCTTATTTAACATAATTTCACACGTTACCGTATGGCCATTAAAACTTATAACTTTTGCAGGTAATGCTGTTTGTATGTTTGCTTGACTATGTTTAATTGATTGTTCTATAACTGTATATAATGATTTATCCATTTGTTACCTAATTTATCACATAAAAAAAGCCCAACTTTTTATCGTTGGGCTTAATAGTTAATCCATTTGGTAATTATTCTGATATAGTAAAATTACCACCATAACAAACTAATTTACTTTTCCAATCATTACCAAATAAATCCCCACTATGTTTTATTGATTGAATTTTGTAATCGCCATTGTACTCTTTAATTTTGGATTCAATTCTAACAAGGGCACCTATTTTATAATGAGGATTACAAAGTGTTATGATTTCTAAACCTTGATTAGTTTTCTGTGGACTACCGATCATTCCCGTTGAACTAGATATAATGTAGCCTTCATCATTTCGAATCGCTTTGTTTTTTGGAATAATAACGAGTTGATTATCTTGAATTGACCAATTAGCATCATTATTTATAGCTACTTTAGTCACTGCCTCTCGAGTATCACACATATATACCCTGCCACGAGGTAATATTTTATCTTTGGGTAAATCAATATTTCCTTTTTGAATACCAAAACTATACAACGACTCCTCAATTACATCACTATCACTTTGCCCCGCGGATAAAGTTTTAATGATCGTTTTTTCAGTGTAAGCAGAATAACCATCTGAACACTTTAATTTTGTAATAATATCGAGTCCGGATTGAACATTTGTGACTGTGATGATATCACCTTTAAATATCATTCTTAAATCATCATCACGGTAGCTTACATATAATTCAACACTATTGTAGTGCTTTGAAGTTATTAAGTTACGATTATCTTGATTTAGATTATAAAGTGTAATTTCTGCTACATTTGGTTCTGCATCTATAGTCTTATCAACATCGAAGGTAATACGTAAATTATTATATATCACGCTTTCTGTTGAATTACCGATATTAAGTTGAATAACTCGTCCGAATTGCTTCACGATATTCTTCCTTTGTCATAATAAGTAATTTAAATCTATTAGTAAAATCTTGTTGGTTAATACTACCTATTCCATAACCTGATTTATCATAAAGTACCAATACAAAAGGTAAGTTAAACTCAATTAAAGATGGGCTACCTACTGAAAGACCTTTCATTTTTGTTATAAAATCATTTGAATCAAGATTATACAAATCAAATTGAAAACCTTTCAGTACATTATTATAATAAAGCGTTAATCGTATATTCATACTATATAATGAGAATGATTGTTCTTGTATATTTTCAGATGTTGTTTGTATTTGATACATGTTATTTCCCCATTACAAATTATCAACTAGACAACTGTACTGATTTTTCATCAATTTCTTTCGGCTGAGTAACGCCTAAATTTTGCTTTAGTCCAGCTGCCTTTTTCGTGTTAACAACAAAAACTTCTCTCATAGCAATTGAGAATTCTCCCGACATAACTGTTTGTTGAGTTGCTGAAATTGATATAATCATCATATTTGTATATTGCTTTAACGGTGTTTGAAATGTTAACAATTCACCACTACGTTGTAGTTCGAGTAACATTTCATAACCATTGGCAATCCTATCTAAAGATGAAAAATCATTCTTAACATCTTTATATGTCGGTAAAAATTCAGCCTCAATTTGATGATAAATAGACTTAATTGTGTAGTAGGTTGATGAAATACGATTAGCAATATATTCAGCTTGAAGTGTCATTGTTTTTACTTCAATAGGCAAAATATAATTAATAAAAGGATAAGATCTTATCCTATTTGAGATTGTATTTTTAGGTGGTGTATAACCAACCATAATTCCATTCATTGTCAATTCTTTTGGTTCTAGAACTGCATGGTCAGTTATTATCGAATTTTCTTCAATAGGATTATCTGTTAACTTTAGTTTAGAAATATGCTGTTGCACAGTTACTGCATCAAAGTCAAAGTGAGCATTTGAGCTAGTTATTAAATGCCCTGAATTATCATTTAACAAATTTAAAATACTTTCATAACTCATTAGCGACTCCCCAATGCTGATTTAGTATTATTATTGGCATCTGTTAACTGTTTAGTAAATAGGCTACCAATTTGATTCGCTCCAACTTGTGTATCAGAGGTATTTACAGTCACATAATTTGTCATGTTGCCTTGATGAATTGTTTTAGAATTATTATTAACAGCACCAGATTTAGCGGCAGATATAATCTTTTCATTATCGAGTTTGTCATCTAAATTAGAATTATTTTCGACACTAATCCCAAACCACGATAACCACCCTTTTACTTTATTGACAGCACTACGAATAGCCCCCAAAAATTTATCTTTAACCCAAGTGATTGCAAACTTAAAAGGTTCAATTAGCTTTCCTCCAATGTTAGCAAATGATTCAACTATTTTATCTTTCAAGGAAATAGTATCATTTTCCCAAATATTTAATAAATCAGATATAATTCCCCAAGCAAATTTAAAAGGGGCAACAAGTGCATCAAATAAAGTAGAAAAAACAGTAATAATAGCATTTACTACATCTCCAGCATCAATACCAAAGTAATCCATTATGTTTTTTATTGCTTCATAGGCTAACCTAAATGGTAGTGTTATATATTCAAAAATAGTAGAAAAAACATTAATAATAGCATTAACGATATCACTAGCATCAATCCCGAAGTGATCCATTATGCTTTTTATCACTGCGTAAGCAAGTCTAAATGGACGTGATATAAACTCGAAAATAGTAGAAAAAACATTAATAATAGTATCAACGATATTACTAGCATTAATACCAAAGTGATCCATTATGCTTTTTATTACTGCATAAGCTAGTCTAAATGGACGTGATATAAATTCAAAAATAGTAGAAAAAACAGTAATTATAGTATTTACTACATCTCCGGCATCAATACCAAAGTAATCCATGATATTTTTTACCGCTTTATAAGCAAGTCTAAATGGAAGAGTTATTAAATCAAGAATAAAACTGAATATTTTACCAATCTTATCTACTGTTTTGTTTGTTTCTCCCTCTGACATTCCGAAAAATTTTAAAATAGCTTTTAATATCGATGCAAATATTGATTTAATTCCATCATAAAGACTTATACAACCTTGAATAAAAGCATTAAATAAATCATTCGATACTGATTTAATCTTATCACTATCACCCTCCCAAATAGCTTTTATTAAATTCCATACTGATTTAATAATTTTCCATATATTTTTTGCTCCATCAATTAATGGCTGCCAGTATTTACCAAATACACTTTCCCCTCCATCCATATATGTCATTAAATCATTAATTAAAAGCATTAAAACCGTAATTGCACCAATAATAATACCAATTGGGCTAAAGAGTAATGCTTTGTTAAATATAGCCCAAGCAATACCCAATAAGATTAATGCATTCTCCCAACCTATGGTTGAGGTCACTATTTTATCAATAAATCTACTTGTGTTTACGATAACTTTCAGTGCTTTACTTAAAAAATGAGTAACTTTATTAATTCCGTCTGAAATTAAATCTTTATTAGCCGATAACCAATTTCTAAAATCATTTGCGATATCCGTTACTGCTGGGGCTAACTTTAAGGCTATTTTAGTTGCAATACTTTTTAGCGCAATTTCTGTTGCATCCATAGCCTTGTGATATTTATCCACTTGACTCAATTCATTTTTAGATATTTTAAATAATGCATCTTTTTTTAAGTAGAGGTCTTTAGCATTTTTAATCGCACCTTCAAAAACCGATGCGATTTTGGATCCATATCCGGCTATGCTTGAAATTATTCCCTTCAATACAAGCTGAGTTTTACTGATTTTTTGACTTGCTTTCTCCGCATTATCTCCGGTTTTTTCAAAATCATTGCCAACCCCATTTAATGTGGTAGACATGCTTGAACTAACGTTATTAACTGTATTCTCTAATTTAATAGCGGTCATATTAATAATATTAATTGCAGTGTTAAACTGGTTAGCACCTTTAGCATCAAAACCAAGTTTGATAAGAAACTCTTCAATATACATTTTCAATCCTTTGGCTTTTCAGATAGAGCCATCTCTGCTATAACTTCATGCATATCAAGGACATCATCCAATGAATAAACTGTCCTCAATTCATTTAAAGTCGCGAATCCTTTCGCTATTGGTGTCCATAAAAACCAATCTACATCGCTAAATCCGCCAGTTTGTCCAAGTCCAGCGTATTTACTTTGGATGCGATCCCATTTGGTAAAAAACCCAAAAAATGGAACTTTAATCCCTCAAATAGAAATTGGAAGTACTCATCACGGTGATCGTTAAAAAATACGTCTGACTCAGTCTCATTTTGTAATAAGAATTTCTTACCATATTCATCTGTTACTGTTGCATTTTGACAAATAAACTTTTCAACACTTTCCATTTCTTTTGAGTTTAAATTAGCAAAAAGCTGTCCAATATCGAAGTGTGATTGACCATCATTAGAAAAACAGCCCTTTAAAAGGGCTGTTAATTTAAATGCTTCAGTTCTGGCTTGCATAAAATTCGCTTTACGTAAATGGTAAGTACTTTTACCAATCACTTTATTCTCATCTTTCATTATATTCCTCCTGCCAATTTAATTTCTGAATTACTTGATTTTAATGTCCATGTATAACCATTATGAGAAGTGCCTCGAGCATGTGTTGGTGGTGTTGTAAACCAACAGTCTGTAATAGTAAATTTATCACCATTACGTAAATCTTCAAAAACGATTAAATTAGATGCCGATGCTCGCGAATTTTTAACTTGGGCAGTTCTTAAATTATTGAGTAATTTATTTGCATCAGCATGTTGTAAAATTTTAATTGTTACTACAACACCTTGATTACAAGAATGAATAAATACCGCTTTATTATCAATACCATAAGTGATATCCCCATCATCACCTACTGGTGCAACCGAAATTGCATCCTGAGCGTTTTCAAAGCCTGTTATCCGAGTACCATTAATTGTTAACACTGCATCTTTTAAAGAAAATTCCATTTATTTACTCCTACATATTATATTTAACGATAACATCGACACTATGCCCAGCCCCAGCAAGCTTTAACGCGACATTAATTGGCATCATTTTACGCGCATTTCGATCACTTGTATCTTGTGTATCAAAACTATCAGAATAGAAGTAATAACCCGATTCAAGTGAATCACCGTATGAAAGTTCACCAATATCTTCACCCATCCATTTTCCTTTACCTAGGAAATGATTATTTTTGAATTGTTCACCTGTTACCGAAGCACTTGCAATTAAAACGGCCTGATCTTCATCAGTTTGCGCTAATTTAGACGACCGACCTTGTAGTGTATTAAAGAGTTGAACTTGTAAGGCGTCAGTAAATGCATCTAAGCCTGTTGTAATATCAATGAATGTGCCACCTAACATTGTGCCTTCAGCAAGCATATTGACACCAGAGTAATCAGTGTAAAAATTAATACCTAAACGACGGCATTTAGTTGCCTCATCAAGGGTAATTTTATTGTCACTTGTTACACTATTTTGTTGTTTAAATTTGACAGTTTTTGCCGTATTAATACCCGTCCAAATAGTTGACAATGCAATCGCCATCATTTCAATACCAGCAAATTCATCCCCCGTATTATTGTACTGTACCATTAAACGTCCACTGTTTTTCTTAGCCAGTTTTTTCAATACATTTGAATCACTATATTCAAGGTTCGCTACACGCGTTTCGGTATAACCGAGCACTTTCATGTCAGCACTCGCAATCCAGTCATGTGCTTCGGTAAGTTCACTATCCGTAATAACATTTGCAAAATAAGCACCATACCAATTTTGATATGAATTTTGCAATGCAACTAAAGCATCGCTAATACTTTCCGCTACAAGCGTTGTAGAATTTGATCCTTTATAAAGCGTGGCTTTACCATCAATAAGATTTAACTTATCACCAATATAAGTTCCATCAAGCTCATGGTCGTATACATAACCTAAATTTAAATCTAAGTTAACGCCAGGAGTTACAGATTGAAGAATAAAACGATTGCCAGTAGTATCATAAACAACCTTAAACTTTTCAGTGGTTTTTATGCTAATTGCGGTATTAATAATTGTGGCGACATCTTCAAGCGAAGAAACTGTTGAAAACGATAATCCAGTAATATCAATTACATTACCGCCCACTGTAAAGCTAAAGTATCCATCGGTGATGGTTTTGTAATTGACATAACTCACTGATACTGATGATCCTGCAATTTTTGCTGGTAAAGAATCCACTTGAACAGCGGTCTTTACATATTTAGCAACCAATGCTGTTTTCAGTTTTGGTCGAGCTGAAAATAATCCTTGTGCAGCTTTATAAACTTTTGAATCTGTGCCAAATAAGTTAGCGACATCATCTGCATTAGAAACTACAACTGAACGTGTATTTTTATCATAAAACTGATCACACATTTCATCAGTAAAGATAGCAATAACACTCATATCTCGTTTAGTTGCTCCATTTGACGATTGTTCAACCGAAATATTGACAACCTGATTAATTGATAAACTCATTAATTGACCTCTGTTTTTATTTGAACGCTTTCGCCTCTTTGGACGTCAGCTTTGATAATTTTTGTTATTAAAAATGTTAAATCGACTTGACTGTGTTGCTCTTGCCCTCCTGAAGTACTAGAAAGTATATTTTTAATTTGGGATGCACGCAAAAAACCCATTTTCATTTTCCGTTGCATCTGGTAGATAGAAGTAACGTCCATAGATGAAATTAATTTATTAATGAGCAGATAAGAATCGACACCATAAGCATTAACAGAAATAGTAATTTCACTAACACTGCTTAATATCTCTTGTTCATTAATACCATCGTAAAATAATTGTGAACCTAGCTCATTTTGTGAGACGACTTGAACTGTAATAAAATGGGGATATTGATGTGTATCTATTTCATCACTCGCATCAATCACCATGTCATCAGATAGCGATAATGCAACCGCTATCATTCTCCTGACAGACTTCATATCGAGCTGATAAACCGTAGTAATAGCCATTGTTTCTCCTTGCATTGAGGAAGTTATACAAATTATATTTTGCTATATTTAGTCAATTTTCATCCTATGATGAATAATGTGATTTTTTATTGCTAAAAGATTGTGATTACCTACCATACCTGACAGGTGATGGGTTATAGGTTTAACGATATTGATATAAATTATAAAAGTAGGTAAAACGCTTGATTGACAGTCTATTTAGACTGTTTTATCTGACTATGCAAAATTGATACACTGCTAAACAATTTCGTTGCACGTTTATAGACAAAACACTCTTTGCTATAGCCATCTCGTGACATTCGCGATTTCACCAAATTTGAATAGTAAATTACAATGAAAACTCTAACGTCGCACAAAACAAAGCCTTGTCTTTATCATAGCGTTGCATGCCTTTTACATTATAGGGGCGCAGTGATTTTAAATTTTCATACGCTTGATTTTTGATTTGTTCTGCTTGCTTCATGTCATCGGCAAAGACATTTACTTGAAAGCAATATGATGTGCCAATTGGGCCATCAAATACATCAAGAGACAGTTCAGATTTTTTGCGATAACAAATGTATGGCGTTTCAGTACCAGGCTTGGCAATAAGTGGGCTAATACGTCCATCACAAAGTGAAATAAGTGCGAGTTCGATTTCAGTTTCGATCATAATGGTTGTCCTTTCATAATTGTAAACAATAAAAAACCAGCTTTTGCTGGTTATATAAGGGGTATATCAATCAGGTTATTTAAGCCTACTTAGCAAGGCACACCTCACGAATATAATGTTGTAATCCGAGGATCACGTTGTCTTTGGTGATGATGTCGTTTCGGAGTAAATAATAATTTTGTCGAGCTTCTCCAGTGAGTTCGCAGGCGTTTGCATCATCCAAGGTGGCGGTGGCGGTTTTTGAGCTATTGAGTTGCAGCCTTGCAACATGGTTAATGACATTATTATAACGATGTAGATTTTCAGCTTTTGCATCTGTCAATTCCTGTGTAAATTTACTATCGATATCATTCACTTTTTGAACAAGTTTTTGATATTGTTCAAATTGTTGTGAAAGTGCTGATAATTCATGTTGTATTGCACCAAGTTCTAGGTAGGTTTGTCGAATATCATTTAAAATCACCCACATTAAAGACGCTATCGACAAAACGATGACAATGCAGATTAATTTAAATCGGTTAGACATAATTCACGCTCTTTGTTGCGTCTTACGATTAAGCCATTTAATACTTTGCCAGCCGCTTTATTCCAACGAGGGAATTCATTACAAGCACTGTGATAATCTTGTTGATTAAGATAATAATACAGTGTCGAGGTTTTCATTTTCGTGCAACCAACGTTAAAGGTAATTGACACAACCGCATCAAACACTGATTGCGGGAGATTCGAACCATTCGCATGCTGATTGATACACTGCTCCGCTTGCTTAATATCATTTACCCATCGCTCAGCGATTTCATTATCAGTGTATGTTCTAGACTCTATATGCCCTGTAGAACCAATACCAACCGTTAAAATATTAGCAGGACAATAATATGGCTGTTTGAGACAATTTTCGGCATTGCCTATAATATCTAATCCCTGTTTACTGGTTTGAATCTCATCGGCATAATGAGACAAAACCATGCCAATAATCAACGAAACACTACAGGTTGTTACGGTGGCAATCTTTGTTATATTTTTCATAAAATTGCTCTCTTAACTTTTTCTTATGTAAAAATTCTCGGCGCCGATAAATCCAGTTAATAATGAATGTTGCGATCGATAAAACGATACCGATCACCATTGCAATGTCATTTAGACTTAACGCACCAAATAGTGCACACAATGCACCCCATATATACGAAATAGGAGAAGAATATTTATCCATGTGGTAACCATAGCTAAATGTTAATGAAAAGGCGTTAACGCGGCTTTTATGTATACGATGAACACATCTGTGAGTTATCCGCGAACGCCTGTATTTGAGAAATAAAAAAGCCCCGATAATATTATCGGGGCTAAAATTGTTATGCTTCATGCAAAATCACAATCGGTGTGATTTAAATAGTAATTTTCACTATGGAATAATAATATCACTAACCGTCCCAAAAGTCAACCTAAAATAAACTTTAATTTACTAAAAAGTTAACTTTTATTTAATAATTGATTTAAAACATAGTGTTCGGCTAATTTTTTACGATTTGCCACTGTCGATTTGGGTAAATTTAAATATTCAGCAATTTCACGAACCGTTAACTTTTGACTCCAATCGTAACCATCAACCACCAAATCAGCACCTTTATAATATGCCTCTAGAACAGCATACTGTTGCTGTTCTTTGCGACAACTTGAGTGCTTAAGCGATCGTAATATCTCATCGACAACATCGACCTCTTTTTCAATAAACACAGTCGTTTTGGTTGAGTTTACGCTTTTCCAAAAAGCACTCATGCGTTGATAGCCACAGCGTGAACCATAACGATGAAATTTACCCCACATGACTAAACGATCTTGTACGATTTCAATCGTTAATCGGGATAGTGAATCACGCATTATTGTCGGTGTCGCACATTGGAGCATTTTACCGGTTAACTGAACAGAATTGGTGGTTATCATTGTCATACCTCATCATTTATGGTTTATTTATATATTTTATTTTGATAAATAGTTAATTTAACGTGATATTTTATGTTAATTTTATCATTAACAGTTAACTTAATGATAATAAAAGTTGACATAATAGTCAATTTTTATTTACCATAAATCAGTTAACATAAGTTAACAATCATATTAGGACTTACACTATGCTAGGTGACAGAATCAAACAAGCTCGGCTTGCCGCAGGTTTAACACAACCCGATATTGCCCAAAAACTTGCCGTATCGAAAGCTGCAGTATCAAAATGGGAAAAAGGCGACAATACACCAAAAGAACTTGATCGCCTGGCTAAATTATTGCAAGTTGATCTGAACTGGTTAAGAACGGGTAAAGGCAATATGCAACAACACACCACAACACTAAATGAAATAAAAGGGATTCCAGTTGATGAATGGGATGACGCAACCCCATTACAAAGTGATGAAGTTGAGGTGCCTTACTATAAATCAATCGAACTTGCTGCTGGAGTGGGGTGTACAGCAGAACCAGACTACAATGGTTATAAATTGCGCTTTGGTAAACGTTTTTTTAGGCGTAAAGGCGTACAAAAAGAGAATGTCGTGTGTTTCCCCGCTCGTGGCAACTCAATGGAGCCGATTATCCCCAATGGTGCAACTGTCGCGGTAGATACCGCGCGAAAAGAGATTATTGATGGCGATATTTATGCAATTTGCCAAGATGGACTTTGCCGTTTAAAACGCTTATATCTGATTCCAAATCATCGAATCAGAATTAACTCCTTTAATTCTGAAGAACATCCCGATGAAACAGCTGATCTAAAAGAGGTTGAAATTATCGGACGCGTATTCCACTGTTCCTTTGAATTATAA